AGAGTCTATGGAGGGAGTAAAAACTCTGGATCTGGAGGAGATGGTAAAAGAGGCTCAGGAAAAAGGAGTAAACACAGACTTTGTAGGGTGGAATGAAGATCATACAGAGGCAAGGTGTAAAAATGATGAGCTGAGTATCTGGTTCCAGCCGGACGGAGTTTTAAATTTCATGGGTAAAGATGTGATCTTAGAGATTAAGACAGAAAGCACTTACCAGCACTCTAAGAGGTATGAGCCTAAGATGGATCACAAGTATCAGGCTACTTGTTATGGTCTGGGGTTAGGGATTGATTACATACTTTTCTTTTATGAGGATCGTAATTTCTGTAGTAAGAAGCCTTACCTCTGGAAGATCACAGACGAGATGAAAGAGGAAGTAAGAGGAAAGATTAGCCGTGTAAACAATTATATAGCCCACAAAGAGGCTCCCCCGGCTGATAAGGATAAATGTACCTACTGTAGATATAAAGAGGCGTGTAAGAGGCTTGAGAGGGCTCAGGAGCCTAACATACAGGATAATAAGACTGTGGGAGGGTGTTTCTGATGGCTGAGAGAAAGAAGAACATGGGTAAGGTCTTTGAGAAAGAGTTTAAGGAGAGTGTCCCGACTGATTGCTTTCTTGAAAGATACAAAGACGATACCAGTGGTTTTTATGGGGTAAGTAATCCGGCAGACTTCCGGTTATATAAATTTCCTGTATTGATTCTCTTAGAGCTTAAGACTCACAAAGGTAAGAGCCTCCCTCTGGTAAAGATCAGAGAGAGTCAGTTAAAGGGGATGATAAAGGTTGTAAAGTATCTGGGAGTCTATGGAGGGTATATGGTAAACTTCCGGGATCTGGAGGAGACATATTTTCTCTCTGTAGGATATGTGGAGAATTTTGTAAAAGCTGGAGAGAGAAAGAGTATCCCTATAGAGTTCTTTAGAGAGAATGGTATCAGGATCCCGTCAGAGAAGAAAAGAACCCTGTACAGATATGACCTGAGCTCATGGCTTAAAAGATATGAGTTAAGTGTGGAGGTGAGATAGGTGGGAGTGTTAATGGATATTAGTCAGGTTGGAAAGCATTGTGAGACAAAGGCAGACAGTACCCTTAATAACATGAAGAAAGCGGATCTGATCCAGTATATAAGAACCTTAGAGCATAATTACAATGTTGCTGTAGATTTTAACATCCAGCAAGTGAAAAACTTTCAGAGGATGGAGGACAGGATTGTAAAAGAGCTGGAGGGGTGCAGTATTGTAATGTCTACTGAGAGTGTCCCTCACAGATATTTTAAGGCGGTAAGCGTAAAGAGAGCCGTGGACATTGTGAGGAGAGGAGGAGTATCTCATGGGAGTAAATAAGACGGTAGTTACAAAGTGGTTAGAGGATAGTGGATTTACTAAGTGGGCTGTATGTAGAAATGGTTACAATACAGAGGATCAGTATATAGACGAGGATGGTATTAACATCTGGATTAACTGGGAGTCTGGTAACTTCCGTTTTGCGTGGGTGATTCCTCATACAGTGTTTAAAATTGTAAGCGGTGATATGTCTCCTGTATGGAGATTGGATCATCTGGAGAAGATGTATAACAAATTTTTACGGGAGGTTACAGTTCATGGCAAGTAGTGAGAAGCTCAAAAAGCTGATTGAAGAAGTCCGGGAGGAGAGTTCTGTAGCTGTACAGTTCAGTGAGAAACTTACAAAAGAGTACAGTGAGGATCTTGATAACGCTATTAAGGAGCTGGAGGTTATCATGGACAGCATTGGAGAGAGCTCTATTGAGGATATACCAGATACACAGCTTGAGTATTACTGTGTAAAGATCCCGGCTCTTATGTATAGAGCTGGGGTGAAGCTGGAAGAGTTTGGACTCATGGCAGATATAAGCTCCAGTCAGAAAAGACAGGAATACAATGAGGCAATGTTAAAGGTATCCGGGACAGTACAGGAGAGAAAGGCAAGAGTAGAACAGCTCACAGAGGATAAGGCTCTTGTAGAGGTTATTTACAAGAGAACCTATAACAGCCTGAGAGGAAAGCTGGATATGGCTGAGAAGATGTATAGCGGCTTAAAGAAAGCCTTATCTAAGAGGATCTCAGAGAGTGATCTGGACAGGTTCAGTAAAGATAGTTATGTGAGGAGAAATGAGGAGGATTAAGATGAGTGAAAAGAGATATGAGGTATTAGATGAGTGTAACCATGTGATTGCTACAGGGATGGATCTTAGAACAGCTTTGCTGTTAATGAAAGCCTTTTGTGAGGAGTATTACATGGAAACAGTTAAGTTGACTTTAAAAGAACTGGATAGATGTGATGCGGATAAGGAGGCTACACAGGAATGATAGTAGATATTCTGGGATCTGAGTATACAGTAACAAGAAATACCTCAGCTATTGAGGGGATGGGTGCTGATGGAATTTGTCAGGCATACAATAGAAAAATCATTTACAGAGATCTTAAGGATTTTCTGGAAGATATAGACTCAGTATCAGCAAAGAAATTAAGAAGAGATGAGGTAATAAGACATGAGGTTATTCATGCTTTCTTTGCTGAGTCTGGATTATCAAAATATGGAGATGATGAGGTACTTGTAGACTGGATAGCTAAACAGATGCCTAAGATCAATGAGGCAGTAGATAAGATCTTAAAATCTGAGGAGGATTAGATAAATGTCAAGTGGTGGAAAATTAAGAAAAATGGTATCAAGATACAAAGAGGCTCAGATGGTTGATGATATGATCCGTGAGGAAATGGAGCACTCAAAGAAGAAAGAGAAATCTGAGGAATATGAGGATATTCCTGTACATGGTTATTATATTTATGAGTGCCGGGAGTGTGGAGCTGTTTATAAAATGTGGCTTGAAAAGGGCTTAGAGGATACAGTACAGGATAGGAAGTATCCAGAAAAACACAAGCCTGTACCTTTTGGAATCAGATGTAAATGTGGTAGCTTTGACTGTTTTCATATTTTATGGGGATTTGAAGCTACTGAGGAGTATGATCTCCTCAAAAAGGGAGAGAGTTACTTTAAGAATGATCCTAAAGAGAAGTGTGGAGTTCCTGTATTGCAAAAGGCGTATCCTGATAGACACGCCTTTATACGTGAGTATGTAGGAAAGTAGGGAGAGCTATGGATTTTATGGATAAAACTAACGCTTTCCTTGAGAAGCTGGAAGAGTCCGGGATCAGTATATCTAATCAGGACGGGGAAACGGCTGTAATCTGTGAGGATTGTGTAGCAGTAATAAGTAAATCAGGAGATAAGGTAGCAGTTGACTTTGTAAATCAGATAGAGCGGCTGGACTACAGAGTAGGATTTACTGAGAAAGATGTGGAGGATTTTATGATCCTTGAGGATCTTATGGGAGGTGCTGATAATGTCTGAGATTGATGATCTGGTAGCAAGCGTAAATAAGAAGTATAAAACAAACATTGTGAGAAAAGCCTCTGAGCTCAAGAGTGTGGAGTTTATCCCGTATACTTCCCCTAAAATGAATTATCTCACAAGAGGAGGAGTCCCGGTAGGAAGAATGATAGAGCTTGTAGGACTCCCTCAGAGCGGTAAAACTACTACAGCTCTGGACATTATCTCTAATTTCCAGAAAAAGTATCCTGATAAATACTGTGTGTATCTGGATGCTGAGAATACCATAGATAAAGAATGGGGGGAGGCTCTGGGAGTAGATTGGAGTAAGGTTATCCTGATCCAGCCGGAGAGTGAGTATGGAGAGGAGCTTTTAGATATGCTCTTAGACTATATAAAGTCCGGTAAGGTAGGCTTAGCAGTCTTAGACAGTGCTCCCTTTATCGTACCTAAGGCAGTACAGGAGAAAGGGCTGGATGAGAAAAGCTATGGAGGTAACAGTGCTCTTATGAAAGCCTTTTGTGATAAGGCTGTACCTCTCTGTAAGAAAGCCGAGTGTACTTTCCTGATGATTAACCAGCTCAGGGAGAATATTGGAAATATGTACAAGCCGTATAAAATCCCTTGCGGTACAGCAATAGCTCACGCTTGCTCACAGATCTTATGGTTTACAAAGGGATCCTTACTTGATGAGAAAGGTGATGAGAAAAGTAGTACATATTCGGATCCGGTAGGAAATGTGGTAAATGTCCGGGTAGAAAAGAACAAGGTTACAAAGAATGACAGGAGACTGGACAGCTACACTCTCAATTATTTCCGGGGAGTGGATGATGGTACAGATACTATTGATCTGGGAATAAAGCTGGGAGTTATTGAACAGTCTAACTCATGGTTTAAGGTTCCTGTTAGTGATGGAACAGAAAAGAAGCTACAGGGCAGAGCTGGAGTAATCAATTACTTTTACAATGATCTGGATGAGTTTGAGTGGTTAAAGGGGAAAGTAAATGAGGTGGCTATGCAATGAGAGTAAAAGATTTAATAGATAAACTTTCTAAGTATGAGGATTTTGAGCTTGAGTTTGTGTTTGTAGATGCTTTACAGGAACGCTATACAGTGAGATCTTTTAAGGTTGATGAGATAGCGGATATAGGACATTCTGATAAAGTGATCTTGTTATCTGGAAAAGAGAATGGGTAGCGGTAATTTGAGGAGCTGAGAGGCTCCTCTTTTGCTTGAGTAAAAAGATATTATCAAAAACATATATAAAAAGTATTGACATATTAACAAAAAGCTGTATAATAAGAAATATAAAGAACAGGATCCACAGGAGGTAATAGATTATGACAAGCATTGAATTAAAAGAGAGATTATTAAAGGCAGAGGAAAAAGCTACTAAGTGTGAAAATACTATTGAGAGACATAAGAAACAGCTTGAAAAGAAACAGGCTAAGCTCCTGAGGGTTGACTGGATGGCTCAGTATATGGATAACCTTAAGGCTGTAATGTGGGACGAAGAGAAGAGATCAGCATATAAGAAAGCTACAGGAGATGAGCTTTACTGGGATTGTTGTGATGTTCAGAGTAAAGAGGAGGACATTAAAGGAGCTAAGAGAAAACTTGAAGATCAGAAGAAAGTGGTTGATAACTGGAGAGAGAAGTTAGACAAACAAGTACAGAAAGAGCTCATGATTGCCACATTAGTTCCTGAGGCATTCAAAGAAGCTAAAAAGGAATTGATAGAGAGCTGGACTCAGAGTGATCTTAGTATGAAAGCTGTAATAAGTAAAGCAAGTGAGGAGCTGGATTACAAAACTTTTTCTAAAATGTATTCTTACAGTGCAAGAGAGTTTTATTTGTACAAAGATGAGGAAGATTTTAGAAAGATAAATGAGCGTGATGCTGATATGTGGCTCTTAGACCTGTACAACAGAGTGGTAGCAGTTACCGGAGAGATTACAGATGCAAGTGGTATTAGATGGGGAGGTAAATGTTTAGACGGGATTATTATTGGAAAAGAGGGAAAGGCTATAGTAGAGACTATTGGAGCCGGAGGTTATAATATCCAGAGATGGCACTTGAGAACCTTAGTAAAAGAAGTGAAGTAATAGGAGAGGATCTGAGAAAGATCCTCTTTTTTTTTTCTCCTGACAGAAAAGAAAATTTCAAAAACCTATATAATATCTATTGACATATTATTAAAAAGGTGTATAATATCTAATATAAGGAACAGGAAATACAAAAGACCGGAGGTAATAGATATGAAAAATATTTTAATGAGATTAGTAGAAGATTTTAACGAGTATTCAGAGCTGGTGGCTCTTAATCGTTCAAAAATGAAAGAGGGAAAATGTGACGATTCAACCTTACAGTGGAACAGAGGTCACTTAGATAGGATTGAGGTATATCTGAATGATGCGGCAGACAGTGTAGGGGTTACTCTTAACTGAGAGTGTAAGGAACATACCTTTGGGTATGATGATTGGAAAAGGGTACTTACATACAGAACAGTAAATATTTCTTATGAGGACTTAGAGAAGTTGGGAGCTTAAGGGCTCCCGGAAAGGTGGAAGTTATGACAATTAAAGATTTAGAGTTTGAAAAGATCCAGAATTATGATCCTTATAATGACAGAGCAAAGAGTAATGGGATGGTTACAGAGTGGGTAGCCCGGAATGGTTGGGGTAATGCGGTAGCCTTTGGGTATACAAAGGCTGAGTGTGTAGCAGATGCTCGTAGATATTGTAAATATAACTAAGGAGGAAAATAAGATGAGAGTCAGTTCATTAGTGTATATTCAGCAGTTACTTGAGGCAGAGGTAGAAAAAGAAAAGAAAGCTGTAGAGAAAGTTAAAACCCTCTTAGTAGAAAAAGAGGATGAGGCTGGAGTACAGTGGAATACCCCGGATGATAAGGTAAATGATAATATTTGTTTTCTCAGATCTGCAAGAGCTACTCACAGAGAAAATCTTTCAAAGGTTGAGGCTGTGTTAGAGGACTTTATGGGAAAAGATTGGAACTAAGGAGGGCTTTAAATACTATTGGTTTATGGTATAATTACCTCAAAAGTTGAGGAGGTAATTATACCATGTTCTTTAATCGAAATAAAAATAGTTCTGAGGACACTACCAGATCAGCATACACAAAGGCGGCTCAGTTATATGGGAGTGGAATGTATCAAGATGCCTTAGATTTGTTGTTAAAATTTCCGTGGGACAATTTACCAAACTATTATAGACTTGTTGGAAATTGTTATAAGTGTTTAGGGGATCAGTTCTCAGCGTTAGAGGCATATGATAAAGAGGTAAATCTTTACAGAGGATCAGATCATAATAATTTTATGATAGCTTTGAAAAATCGTTTTGAGCTGGAGAGAGGTATTATGGAATACTATGATCTTACTTGTAGATATAATTTTGAGTTGTCTGGAGAGGTGCTTACGGCTATTTGGGATTTAGAGAGGCTGAAAGTAGGATCTGTTAGAAAGTGGGATTATTATAATCAGACTTCTTTTAGAGATGTGTATGAGTCTGTAGAGGATGCGGTTAAGAGTTTTTATAATGGGGAAAGTAAGGCTCTGAATAAGAATAGTTGTAAAGGGGCTGAGCGTTGGTTAGAAGAATGGAGGAGATTGTGTGAGAATAGATGAAAGAGAGGAACTATATAAGAAAATTTATAAAGACAGTCCGGCTATAGATCCTGTAGTAAGTCTTATGAATAAAACGGACTGGGTAACAGGAGATCCTTTTGAGAAACTGGAGGCACTGAGAGAGCTTAACACAGATCTCTCAGACCTCTATCAAGTATCAATCCCTGTTATAACAGTCTGGGTAAGAGATGATAATTATGTACAGGCTACAGGAGAGATCTATCTTACTGAGCCTGATCTTGAGAGTTTCTTACATCAGTTTAGACACCACTTACAGAACATAGAGAGAAAGTATGAGAGGCGTGGGCTGACCGCTGAGGGAGCCGGGAGAGAATACTGGAGAGTACCATATCAGGACTGTATATACAGAATGTATGGGGAGGATGATAGTAGGGCGTGGGCTCGTTTTGTAATTGATGCGGCGGTAAATAGATAGTATAATATACTCAAAATTTAAGGAGGATAATAGTGTATGAAATGTCCTAAGTGTGGAAGTGAGAATGTATCAGTAACAACTAATACAATGATGGTGAGTCAGAGCCGGAGTTTTCTCTGGAATTTGCTCTTGATTATCTGTACAGGAGGCTTGTGGTTACTCTGGATGCTGATTAGAAAGTGTAAAGAGAAAAAGGTAACAGAAACATGGGCTACTTGTCAGGATTGTGGTAAACGTTGGAAAGTAAAATGATATCAGTAAAGAGGATCTCAGAAAAAGAGTTGAGATCCTCTTTTTTTTTTTTGTCTAAAAGTTGGGGAGATTCTGGTTACTACTCTATGAGAAAGGAGTTGAGGCAGTAAATGAGATCTCATTGGAGTGATGGACATTTATACTCAGGAGACAGAGTAAGAAAGCTACAGGCTAATCATTATTTCCTGATAGATACAGGAGCCGGGGAAAAGGTCTTTTTACATTTACATGATGCTGAGTGTTATTGCATGGAGCACAAGTTGGATCCTGATGAGGTAGTTAAGTCTGGAGATCCTGAGACATGGCTTAGAGCTATAAAGCTGGCACAGACAAACTCATTTATCTTAAAGGAACAGGCTGAGAGATTGTATAAGCTCATAGATGCGGCAGATCAGGAGATTGACAGGCTGGTAGCTGTCCGGGATAGACATGAGGAAACTCAGAAAAGAAATTTTGATAGAGAGTTTGATGCTGAGCAAGTGAGAAATGCAGTAGCTAAGAGATCCGGGATCTATGAGGCTTACAAGGATACCAATGATAGATATTTTTATTATCAGCAGATTGTAATGTTGGCAAGAAAGCCGTGAGGAGGTACAAGATGAGAGCAAGAGTGATAGTCACAATGAAATGTAATCGGAAGTGTAAAGGGTGCTGTAATGAACATCTGGGAGAGATTAACCGGGTGGCTTTTGAGGATCTCTTTAAGTATGAGGAGATTTGTATTACCGGGGGAGAGCCTATGTTAATGTCTGAGCGTGTAGTGGAGATGATCCACAGATTACGCTTACAGGGGTATACAGGTAAGATCTGGCTCTATACAGCAAGTAGCAGAAAGTTAAAAAGCTACTGGGCTTGTAAGATGCTGATTGATGCTGTGGACGGTATTACTTATACAATTCATCATGGAAAGATGGAGACAGTAAAGAGGGATCTTACTGATCTGAGACATTTAGATACATACCTGAAAGAGTCTGACAGATCCGGTAAATCAGACAGATTATACATTGATAGCCGGGTATTTAATCAGGATTATGTAGACAGTCTGGGATATAGCTGGGATGTGATTAAGTCTCTTAAGTGGAGTATGGATGATTGTCCATTACCTGAGGGAGAGGAGCTTGTATATTATGATCTGGAGGCTGAGGGATAATGAGATATCATAACATAACTAAGGACGATATGTTAAACGGGGACGGCTTAAGAGCTGTCCTCTGGTTAGCCGGATGTGAACATCATTGTAAAGGCTGTCAGAATCCTATTACATGGGATCCTAAGGGCGGTATAGAGTTTGATGAGGAGGCAAAGGCTGAGTTATTTGAGCTGTTAGAGAAAGACTATATCTCAGGTATTACATTCTCTGGAGGAGATCCTTTAGCTCCTTACAATGCTCCTGAGGTAGGAGAGCTCATTGAGGAGATAAAAGGGAAGTATCCGGGGAAAACAATCTGGATTTATACAGGGTATATGTGGGAAGAAATCTTGTGGTTATATCCTGAAATCTTGAGAAAGATTGATGTACTGGTAGATGGTGAGTATGTGGAATACCTTAGAGATACCTCTCTGAGATGGGTTGGATCAGCGAACCAGAGAGTTATTGATGTACAGGAAAGTTTAAAGGGAGGTAAAGTGTTAGCATGGGGAGAGCTGAAAGACGTAGAGAGTTAAAGAAAAATGAAAAACTGAAAAAGCCACCTGTTTATAATTATACTCCTGAGTCTCTGATGGGACAGCTTAAGTATGAGGCTAATAAGGAATTTCAGGACAAAGTGAAAAAGATAAAAGCTGAGGTGTATGATGATGCTGTAAATGCCTCTATGATGTTATTACTTACTTTACCTTGTCAGGTGCTAATGGATCATTTCTGGCAGAAAAGCAGTAGTAAAAATATTCCTAAGTTTCTTGATTTGGTTCTTGATTACTATGGACGCTGGCAGAATGGGGAGCTTGACATGGGAAAACTCAAGAAAGATCTTTGGGAGATTGGTGGGATCAGGATGGAGGAAGATGTGAAAGGCTATAAAAATCAGGCAGATATTGACAAAGTAACTCAGGAGATCCAGACAGTACAGAAAGATCTTACAATCACAAGAGTTACCGCCGGGGATGATATGGTAGCTCTCTCAGTAGGCTTAAGTGTTATGGAGAAAGGTAACAAGGCTATCATTGAGGGGCTAAAGGCTTTAGGGTTCCGGCAGATCAGAAGAGAGAAAGTAACTGAGAGATGTGTAAAACCTGAGTATCAGGGATATAAGTACAGAGTAATTCTGGAGAAAGATTTACAGGAGGCTGAGGAATGAAAAGAGGAGAATACTACAGAGGCAGAAACGGGAGAAAGTACGGGATCTGGAATACAGCAAAGAAATGTTTTCAGTTTGGAATTGCTGAGGATACTCCTATGTTAGCTGAGGCAAGACTCTTTTATATGATTGGTGATGATGCCCGTAAGTGGAGATTTACAGCAAAAGCAATACCTGTAGAAGAGGTGGGAAAGTATGAACACAAGAAAGCTGAGTGATAAACAGGAGAAAAGGCTTGCAAGGAATATAGGAGGGAGACAGGTGATAGGATCCGGCTCTACTCCTTTCCTGAAAGGGGATGTAATTACCTCAGATCTCTTTATAGAGGCAAAGACAAAGGCAGTAGAGAGTAAATCTATCTCAGTTAAAAAAGCATGGTTAGAAAAGGCTCAGGAGCAAGCCTACAGCATGAGAAAGAAAGACTATGCTTTAGCTATCTCTTTTGGAGATGGGAGAGACTATTATGTGATTGAGGATAGTCTTATGGAAGATCTGTATAAGTGTAGAGTGGCTCTGGAGGCTGTAATTGACTCTCTGGGAGGCTTAGAGGATCCATTGGTAGATTTACCAGATTTAAAAGCAAAAGGAGTAAGAAATCTGATAAGGAGGAAACTGGAGCAATGAAAATTAAATATGCAGTCTATAAAGGTTCTGTAGGATTATATGCGAAAGAGTATTTTGATAAGATTGATCCTGAGCTGTTTACTGATCGTGGAGTGCTGGGCTGGCAAAGAATAAAGGAGGAGGATCTCCCTATAGTGGTTAATTCTTCAGGAGGAAGATGTTCCTTTTATCCGGTAGAGGATAACTTTGTAGAAATCATTGAGGTGGAGGAGGATGAGGAGCCACTCACAAGAGAACAGTGTTTTCCTAAAAATTCTCCAGAGTTTGAGTTTGGGTGGATCTCTCCAGAGGGAGATACTTATAACACAGGTTTTGAGGGGCATTACCGGGCGGCGGTTATGATATGTGCTGAGCTGGGATACAGAGGTTATCTGGAAGAGTCACAGCTTGAGGAGAAAGGCTGGATCAAAATATCCAGAGATGTACCCTATACCTATGAGACTTTACATAAACAGCATATTTATACACATGATTTAAGAATGACAAAGAAACAGGCTGATACTCTGATTGACTTAGGGTTTAGCTCTGATGAGGATTTTAAGTTTTTGGTAAAAGTAAATGGAGAGAGGTGGTAGGCATGGCTGAGGAAATGGTAACAATGGTAGATAACAGGAACCTGAGAGCTATTATACATGATATTACAGGAGGGGTATTCCTTACAAAGGCTGAGTATATTGAGATCTGTAAAATCATTGAGGGAGCCTGTGATAGAAGTATTAGAGAAGAAATGGGAGGTATGTAAAATGGCAGAATTACATAAAATCAGTGGTTATTTATTGGATATTGATGGGGCATACTGTGAGGGAGAAATTGAGGAGTATATTAGAAATTGGACTGATTTAATTCCTCGTCATTTTCACACAGAGACAGCAGATATAGGGGAGTGGGAAGAAGATAACCCATTAAATTATACAAATTGTGATCTTGCAGAGTGTGAGAAGTATTTTAAAGCAAATGTACATAAGGTAGACAATAACAGAAAAGTAAAGCCGGGGCAAATATGGAAACACTTTAAGACCGGGAAAAAAGTGAGGATATTAGCTGTATCTCAGGATACAGAGAGCGTAGGTAGTTACAGTGTAGTTTATGTGTGTACAGATGGTAAGGTCTGGCATAGACCTTTAGGGATGTTTTTATCTGAGGTGGATCATAAGAAATACCCTGAGGCAAAACAGCTTTATAGATTTGAGTTAGTTGAGTAATCCGTGAGGAAGTGTAAGAGAGAAATCTTTTACACTTTTTCTTTTTGTTATGTCTAAATTTTGAGGAGTAAACGGTTATTACTGAGTGTAAAGAAAATAAATCACTCAGAGAGGAGATAAGGAGAATGAAAGCATTTAAAGGATTTAACAAGGATCTTACTTGTAGAGGTTATCAGTATGAGGAGGGTAAGGAGTTTCATACTGAGAAAGCTGAGTGTTGTGAGGAGGGTTTCCATGCGTGTGAGTATCCTCTGGATTGTTTTAACTATTACAATCCGGCTCAGAGTGTTTTCCATGAGGTAGAGTTATCTGGAGACATGGATAGAAGAAGTGATGATACAAAGGTGTGTGCTACTGATATTAAGATTGGTGCAAGAATTTCTATTGCTGGCTTGGTGAAAGCGGCTATTGAGTTTACCATGAGCAAGGTAAACAAAGAGGCAAAATCAGACGAAAGACACGGCTTTGCATCTGCGACAGGGAATTATGGAGCCTCATCTGCGACAGGGTATCGTGGAGCCTCATCTGCGACAGGGAATTGTGGAGCCTCATCTGCGACAGGGTATCGTGGAGCCTCATCTGCGACAGGGGAT